GGTGAAACAATAATTGAAACAACAAAGTTAGATGAACCTCAAGCAGAGAGTGTGCAGTACGATAGATTTGTTCCACATCTTATAAACATCTGTAAAAGACAAGAGGATAAGATAACTGCATTAGAAGCCAAAGTAAAAGCATTGGAGAGTAAGTAATGCCATACATAGGAAAAACAACAGACGGATTTGGAGTACGGAATAGGTTCGTATACCTTGCAACAAGTGGTGCTACATCCGTAAGTGGAGCAGATGCCAATGGTGCTACTCTAACATTTACAGA